TGATATGTTCACCATGGGGGTTGTAGACGACCTCATATCGCTTCAGGTGCCGTTCATCCCACTCGATAATTTCGTCAAGATACGGGTTCCCAAAGACCACCCCTGCAAAGACCTTCTGGGTCATATAAACCAAGGGCATATCCGGATGCCGTTCCTTGATTCCCTTAAAGCACTGGGTCGTCATGAGGACATCCCCGGCAGAAGAATGCTGGGCGAACAGCACCGCTTCAATCTTCTTCTCAGATTTTCGTTTCTTGCCAGCTTCGTTCAGGAGGTCGTTGATGTTGCTCACATCAGCCACCCAGTTTTTAGAAACGTCCAGCCCGTTCTGAATCATGTCTTTTCGATCCGAATCAGCAACCGACAAAATAGCGTCTCGGATATCTTCCACTCGGCAAGCCTTGGATTCCACAGAATCGTTCCGGCCTTCCATGCCACCCATCGGTATATACGAAAGGTCCTTGCACAAAACCATGAACCCGGCATCTTTTACCAGTTCCGACTGAGCCGTGGTATCAGATGCAACCACAGGCGTTCCGCAAAGCATGGCCTCAAGAGGTGTCCATGATAAACCCTCTTGCATACTGCAATTCACCAGGCAGTCAATGGCATTGTAAATACCCGGCATTTTCGATCGGTCGTAAGAAACGTCTGGTTGCTTGGCCACCAGGTCTCCATTGACAGCGCCGTTGGCTTGAGCAATCTGCTTCAGGTTATGGTATCCGTTCATGTCAGTATGGAGATAAAGGACCATCTCAGGGTTGGTTTTCTTCGCTTCAAGAAACGCCTTCACAAGACGCTCGGGGGATTTCCGAATCTGGTTCTTTCCGACAAACCCGAATATCGTTTTACCTATCGGGATGTTCGGGAATACTTCCATCCTTGCAGTGAATTTATCGGACGGGACAAATGTTTCCCAACCGTTTAATCTAGGCCGATAATACTGGATTTTAGGCACGTGAGGTTTCAGCTGATCGTAGCCGTACTGGGAATAAACGCACGGGAAGTCAAGATCATTCAGAGGTCCTACCCAGCTTTTCTGGAGGTCCCAGGTATCGTAAGGGAATATCGCAATCCACTTGAACTTCTTCGCGTCCCGTAAAGACCGGATGGCGTTCCAAGCCGATAGGTATCGCCAGAAGTCTATGCCGACCATGCACAGGTAATCGAATTGCGTTTCTTGAATAAGGGAGATAAGGCGATTAGTTCCCCAGTAATCATTGGAGGTCGTACCGTTCACAAGAGTGTAGGGCAGCGGGTCAAACAGAACCGCAGAGGGGTTGGTTTCGTTCACAACAAAGCAGGCAGCCTGATATTTGTCGTGGTCAAGGTCCGACAAAATCGCGGCCAGCATGTTGGCATTTCCAGTTGTTCCGAGAGGGTTTTCACCCACGAAGAGAACTCGTTTTTTCATTTCTTCCTCCAGGAGGATTGTTGTTATCTTCTGTCTTCTTCGACTATGAGCACGTCCACGTTCGGGTAACGCCTTGGGTCAATGGTCGTGACCATGTAATACTCGCCTGCATACGGTGTCCATCTATCCAGGACTTGGGCACCTATTGATTGGGATATAAGAACCTCGTTCTTGTTTAACCCTATCAGCGCCAGTTCTTCATCTGTTGCCATGTCATTCCCGTAAAGCGCCGCCACGTGCATGGCGTCACAGTCACTCTTGATGACTTCCCACTCAGTTTCTTTGTGGTATGAATTGTTATCCCAGGATTCGCCGCTGGGCCTTGACAATTCGCCACTTGCAATGTTGCATTTATAGAGAACCGTATCGTAATAAACAGAAGCGTTCTCGAACAACTCAGGTAACATATTCGTTACGAGGAAACGGGTATCGGTGACATCGAACTCAATAACATCGCCCGTTGACATCTGAGTATCATAAGATGCCATAAGCTTGCGAAATGCTTCGATAGTTAGGGGCTTGGTTACTTGCGTTGAGAATTCAAGAATCCCGTATTCTCCTGAAATATTCCCAGCGTCTTGGAGGATTGTGAACGTAGCGCCAACATCTTCAATGGCACCTTTTATGTCATTGCCAACGCTCATTTAAGAACCCGGAGTAATTATGGTTTCATTGTAATCACTGTAAGTCATATCCCGGCCAGTCTGGGGCTCCGTCTTAAACCCGGCATCAATCTTCGAACCAGCCAGCTCATAGGCTGAGACACCAGCAAACTCAAAAGCGTTCTCTTCCTGAGCCTTCTCGAAGTTCTTATCCATCACATCTATAATCCGCATGTAATGTTCGAAACGATGGTTAAGATAAATGGCCTTGAACCGAAATTTAGCCGCCGACTCAGACATCAGAAAGAAAAACAAATGTCGTTTAGAACGATCCAGCAACCACTTCAGCTTAAACTCGCCAGTTTGCGGAAGGTCCCATCCGGTATCGCGCTCGGCAGCGTCAATGGCGTTTCCGTAATCAGCGTCGGCAAGGCTGGACGTTAAGCCCTTCACCTCAGCCTGGAGCTGCGTGATCATCTCAGTCCTGGTCATCTTCTTTCACCTTCTCAAATTCTTTAATGATCAAAGCTATGGATTCATCGTTGGGAGTGCTTTTGCCAGAGCGCCACCTGGATACGGCCTGATACGAAACTCCAAGTCTCTTCGCTGCGGCTGAAATGGACGGACTTTTTTGGATTATTGCTTCCAGCTTGGGTAGGTAGGTTGTTTCAGGCAATGGAACGTCTAAAAGCTCCACTTTGGGTTCTTCAAACCCGGTAGGCGCGATATTGGTATCATCGAGCCACGGGGTCTCTTCCACATCCTGTTCGATTTTTGTTTCAGTCACAGCAAAGGGACTCTCTGCCAGGACACGCACAACGGTCGACCCGTCACGCACTTCTCTTAAGATGTTATCTGGAATCGGGGAAACGGCATCGTCAAACACCGTCCCCTTCCTCCAGATTTTAGCACCTTTTAACGTAACTAAAATTTCGACTTTCATCTGCCGATTGCTCCTATTGGTTATGCGGGTTCAAACACCACGGCAATAGCGAAGGTACACATCTCAGTTGTGGGAGAAGCGGTCCTCGTCAAAGTCATGTCATAAGTCAATACATCGCCGTAGGACACATCGTTATTGTCACCGTCCATGGCGCATTGGGTGACGCCGGTATCAGCATCATCCTTTGTGGTTTTATTCGTGCTGGCCTCACCGCTCACATGAGCAATCACAGGCGCTGTGTCCAGGCACGAAGTACCGTTAATTTTAACATCAGCGGTAACGGACAGCGTATCCGAATCGTCCTTCCCGCTCGCTCCAACAGACAGCCAAACATCGGAGATTTTGCCGGCAATATTGCAGGCGCCCAAAGCTCTACCGGGCGAACTGGCCGAAAACTCCCCTGAAATAACCGCCATCATGGGCGATACTTCATTCGCCGCCCACTGCTTCCTTGCTCCGATGCTGGGGTATGGTCCACGTCTCTGTTCCATCAGATCACCCCCTAATTCACTGTCAGTTGATAAACAGCGTCCTCATGATAAAGCACGGGAAGTCCCTTATCTTCAACTCGCAGGAAGATACCGTCCGGGTCTCTAACCACCCAGCGGTCAATCTGCTGCCCCCATCTACGATCCAGCTCATGCGGAGCCTTCATAAACTCGGCAATGGGTTCGCCATCCACGTTGTCCGCCCACATGGTAAACTTATCCGTGGGGATAAACTTTTTGGTCATGTAAACGTAATCCTCGGTCGCCTTATAAGCAGACGCCAAAGTACCTGTTGCCGTAAGAGTACCGGCATTGGTGTTCACAGCGGAAATGGTTATGGTTTCAGTGGTTTTTGCAGACACGTCCAAAACAGTCAGGGTTCCACCCACCTCAAAGTCCACGGTTGAATCAACCGAAACGGTGTGCGGCCCAGCACCGGCTGCCAGGGCAGACGTCAAATACGCCCTGATCTGGTACGCTTCGTCATACTGGTACATATTGCCAATTCCCAGCAAGCTTCCAATCACGCCTGTCGGATTAGCGAACAAGTCGCCTTGGCCGTATGAAGATTTCTGCATGAGGGTCTGGATGGTATCGTCGAACAGCAGCATTTGCAGAACTTCGCTGGTGAAAATCGCGTTGTTCAACACACCGGCGTTAGCATCGCTAACCACCTGCTTGGCATCGAAGATGTCTTCCAGGATGTTGCGCTTGGTCCCTGCATCCCACTTGTAGTCGGTCGCAAGGGTCACTTTGTTGTCATCAGGAATACCGTAGTCCAGGGTAATGTAAACCCCGTTCTTGTCCTTATAGGTAAACCCGTCGTTACAAAGCATCTGAGCCAGCATCCACTCTTCTCTGCGGTAGCTCCGGTTCCCAAGGTTTCGCACCTGGTTCCCGAGGGTCCTGGCTGATTTTTGATACCTGCGATCCGTACCGGCCTCGCGGATATTGTTCAGGAAGGACGAACCAAAAAAGGTACGCTCTTTCCAGAATGCCGCATGAGCTGAGTTTTCCCCAACTCCCGGGATGGCCACGGCGGGCGCTTCAGCGTCCTCAGCCGCAAATGGGGTTAACCCCCTACTGCCGATTTGGGATTCCCATTCAATGTTGTCCGACTCGTAGTTCACAGTCTTAAACATTCCCTTGAGAATCAGGTTCGGCGGCATCATATACTTCGTGATCAGCTTGTTCAGCACGGTTAATCGAAGTGCCGAAATGTCATTGATTCCTATAGGCATATCAATTCACCTCCTTTCTTATATGATGAAGTACGGATCGCTGTCGGAAGAACCTGTAAGGTCCGTCACAACATCCGCGTTATAGTTGTAAAGGCTTGAGGAATAGAGCATAGCGTTTTTAATCACTATCACTCCCTGCCCGCCCTTGGCGTTTTCGCCAGTTCCGGTATCCACTGCGGCTTTCAGCACACCAGTTGCAGCTACCCATGGATCTGTAGCATAGCTCTGGATCGCAATCACAGCACCCTTGGCAACGGTTTCCGAATCAAAAGCATTCGTCACCGTAATCTTTGCCATATGGGTGTAAGTGGTACGGTCAATGGCGGTAATGGCGCCCAGGTCCGTGTTACTCAGGTCACTGTCACCGGCAACCAGATGATCGCCCACAGCAAACTTGTAACTGTCGTCCATGGTTACATAACCATCAGTTCCCGTATCCGGATTAGTCACCAAAAAGGCAGCACCAAACAAGTTGGCAATACCCGCAGCAACGTTGCCCACTGCATCAAGGCCGGTATAAGGCACATGCTGACCAACCCTGTCGGTACTTTCCGTGATGATACCCATGATGGCTCCGGCTTTAACAATGCCATAGCCTGCGGGGATCGTAATCGCTCTCGCGAACGCTTTGTCAGGATCGCTGTAGAAGAGTTTTCGCAAATCCTCCTGCCCGCCCCTGAAAATATATGGAGTTTGTCCTAACGGCATATCACTTCACCTCCTTTCTTTTTCCACCTGCGAGTTCAAACAGGCTGTCGGCCAAATCTTCATCGGCCTTGGCTTCGTGTTTCGCTTTGACGGTTCCTTCGTCCTCAACATCCTTCGAGGAGAATCCGGTTCCCATCACCTGAGACGTAGCGCCCCTGGTTTCCCAATCTTCCACTTCGGCTTTAACGGCCTCGGTGAACCCGGCTCGATCCAGAATTCCGTCCTGGACGAACTTTTCGTGGGATACCTGAACCTTCACCTTGTCGTGAAGACGTTCCGGAATATCGCTTCCACCCAGTGCTTCGGCCCAAATTGCGTTGGCCTCAGTCTTGATTTCACGCTCCTGACGAATGGCTTCCGATTTTTGCAGACCTAAGACGGAATCCTGCAAAGAACTATTCTCTGCTTTCATCGCGGCTTCTTTCTGGCCAAAATCAGTGGAAAGCTTCTGCTCAACAGAACTTTCAACCTCTGCCACCAGTTCGGGATACTTATCCCTCAATTCCTGTGCGTTCATGATTTTCACCTCCTCCTCTGTAAGATTTTTGGTTTCTTTTTCGGCTGACATATCTATGCCCTCCTCGTTTTGGGATTGCAGCAAGGCTGCATCACCATGTGAAAGGTTTACATTAAGATCAGCCAATATCCTGGAAGGGACATCGCTGAAGGCAAGCACCTCATCGGCAAGTTTCTTAGACACTGCTTTCTCGCCCATGAACATCGCCGCTTGCGTAGCCATGACCTGCGCTTCAGGGATACCCCTGTTACGTGCAACGGTTTTGACGAACAGCTCGTAGTGATCTGTCACTTCGTCGTCCAGCATGGCCTTGGCCTCATCTGACAAAGGCCCATGCGGGCTGAGATCGGCTTTCCGGTCTCCTTTATATATAGTCGTGTATTTCATGCCGGCCTTGGCATCCGCTTCGGACTGATCACGGTGAACCGCAATCACGCCGATGGACCCTACATGGCCAGTTCTGGAAAGAAAGATGGTATCGGCCGCAGACGCAATGGCATACGCCGCTGAGAAGGCGCTCTCGTTGGCAACGGCGTAGATGGGCTTATCTCCCCGGGCCTCATAGATTTCGTCCGACAAATCCATAACGCCGGACGCTTCACCACCCGGGGAATCGATATCCAGCAGGATGGCATCGCTGTCCGATTCGAGTGCCGCCCGAAAATCGTTTCGGATGGAATCGTAGGTCGTAAGGCCGCTCATGGCATCCAGGCCGTGAGTCCTGTTCACCAAAGACCCGTGGACCGGCACTACGCTGATGTTTTTCGAATCAATGGTTTTACGACGATTTGTCTGTTTATATTCGACCTGTTCCAAGTCGGCCTCATAACCAATCCGGTTCCCGATCACGCCCAGAATTACGTCCAGCTTATCCGGAAGAATCATTAAGGGTGTGTTGATGACCTTACTTGCCAGTCGGCTTAGGATTATCTTGTCCAATTTTATTTCTCCTTACCCTTTCCCTCTTTTTCCTGCTTTTCAGGCGCCGTGCCGCCCCTACCTTTATTCTGTCTGTCCCCCTGGCCACTTCCATCCTTCTTGGGTTCCCCTGGTTTCGGTTGCGCCGGTTCAGCCTGCATCCTCTCCTGAATGCCCTCGGCGTCCATGGCCAGCGGTAATTCCGGATACAGCTTCTTTTCCGTTTCGTACTGGAGCCTGAGCTTTCTGAAGTTCCCGAAGCCCATCTTCCTGGTTAATTCGCTCAAGGGGATTCCGGCCGTATCGTGCAATGAAGCGTGCTTGCTCCCAAAGAACGCTCTGGAACGCGCCTCGGCGTCGTTCACCTCGCTCGTTGGGAAGTTGATGTCGATTAGCGCCTCTGGTTTTCTCTTGACCTTCTTAAATGTCGGTTCCTGGTTCTTAAAGGAAACAGCCTCTTCCACCTCAAAAACGTCCGGAAAGTCGCTCACCTTGCTTTTCAGGAAGAACACGCCACTCCAGAAATCGAATCGGAGGAACTTTTCCCAGTAGCAGACCTCATCGCTTATCCGGTCGCTCATGGGGCCACGGGATTCCTTAACGGATGCAAAGGTGCCGCTTGATGTTCCACTGGAAACATCTGCCGGTTCATTCAGGCCGCTCGTCACCTGTTGCAAGATGTCCGTATCGCTGTCCGATATATTGGGGAGGTTTGGATTTAAGACTTTGGCTTCCATGTTGGGACCCAG